CACCAGCATCTGTTGATAGTTGTAAAGTTGTTGATGTTTTGTTTTGAACATAGTAATCTGTTGAACCACTGTAAAGTAATCCCCATGATCCATCCATGCCTGTAATATTCACAAGTTGTCCATCCAGAAACTCATGTGATGCTGAAGTTGTAATAGTAGCAGGGTTGGCAGTATCACCAGCACTAATAGTAGCATTTGCAGCAATCAAAGTTTTATTTGCTTTTACAAGTGGTGTTTTGTAGAAGTCAAATACACTGATGCTGTCTGTATGTTTGTAAAAGTCAAAGTAGTTTTTGAACTTTGAAATGTTTTGTATAATGTTGGCATATGTGCCTGTAGGTGATAAGTTTGGCCATGATTTATAATCACCATCTTTTAGTTTTTTGATTTTGTTTACAATACCACTAGTTGTAAGGTATGCTTCACCTGTTCCTGTTACAGTGCCTGTTGAAGTAAATGTTGTGCCTACTGTGTTAGCACTAGCACCTATTGTTGTAAAATCTGTAGTCCCTACAGTTTTGATTTCCAGTTCCATTCCTGATATAATGTCTGTAGCACTAACTACACCAGCATAATAAGTTGGGTCAAAATGGTTAGTGCTTGAATCATTAGGATATGTGAATAAGTCTTTTAGATCTGCCATTAGTAAATACCCTGTTTTCCTCTCCTAGTGTAAGCATTCTGAATAATGCCTTCAATGTCTTTCTTTTTCTCAAGAATGAACTCTGTGCCACTTCTACTGTCAATGGCATTTATTGTAAAGTTTATGTTTGTTACTCCACCTGCTTCATCCATTGGTGTGATGTTTGCTGGTCCAGTAATCATTTCAGGACCATTTTCACCAACAATACCTACTTTACCACCACTTAGGTAACCACCATTACTGAAGAAACCTCCAAAGATGCTACCTATACTTGAAAAGAGGCCTCCACCTCCTCCACCAAACAGTCCACCCAGGCTAGAGAACAGACCACCTCCACCTCCTCCACCAAAGAGGCTACCAAAGATATTGCCAAGACCATTACTGCCTGACAATGCTTCATTTAGGATGTTTGTCATTGTTTGTCTAAAGAAGCCTTCAAACTCATTCAGTTCTAACTTGCCATCTGACAAAGCATTTACAAGTGTGTCACTGAAGTTTTGAAAGCCATCTGCTGCCTGAGCAGTTGCTTCCTGTGTAGTGTCAACCATGCCCTGTTGCATTCTTTTGAACTCAGCAAGGACTTCATTGACCATGTCTGGGACAATAGATCCACCAACAACCTTTTCATACATGCCACTAAACCAACCACTTACACTATCAGTCATGTCTTTTGCTGAACTCTTTACAGAATCAGCCATGCTGTCAAAGGTGCCTGTTACACCCTCCTTCAGTTGGATTGCTTTATCATATATGTTGCCTAGTGTTTCTGCTACACCTTGGAAGAAACCTACAATACTTTCTACAATGCCTACAAGTCCTTCAAAGCCTGCTTTCAGTGCTGGTATAGCAGAATCAACAAGTGGTGTGATTGCTTCAGCAATAAAGCCTAAGACTTCAAATACTTTTTGCATTATTGGGAATACTAGATCTGTAAGAACTGTGCCAATCAGACTGAATACAGGTTGTAGTGTCTCAAAGGCACTCTGAACCTTTTGTATGATTGCTGGCATGTTAGCCAGTAGTTCTTCAGCAAATCTTGTTAGATGTGGTAATAGTGGTGTGATAGCATCTGTAAGCAGTTTGCCCAGTGCCATCTGTAATCTTCCTATTGTATCATTGAACAGTTCAGCATTTTCTGCTGCATCCAATGGCACAATATTAGCATGACCCTCAACATCTGCTAGGGTTGCTTCTAAATCTTCTGCTGTTTTATTGAGGCTGGCAAACTGTTGCTGAATAAGAGGACCTGCTCTACCACCTACAACTTTAGCAAACTCATCAGTTGAAATAGTGCCTTCATTTAGAGCATTGACCATTGCTTTTAGTGCTGTAGCACCATCAACAAGTTGACCATCTGCTGTTTGAATATTTGTGCCTAGTTTTTCTACAATGCCAGCAAAACTCTTACCACCTTCTAGACCTTCCTGTAGTCTTGAAGTAGTCTGTAACATTGCTCTTTCAAATGTGCCAGCATCCACACCTGCTTCAGCCATTGCTGTTTGTAAAACTTGAAAGCCCTGAAAGGCTTCATTACTTGCTGTAGCACCTGCTAGTCTTGCTGATTTTGCTAGGTTGTCAAAATCATCAATAGCACCTTTTATTTTACTACCAATAGCAAAGGCACCTAAGGCTGCACCTGCAGCACCAAGAGCAGCCTTGACTTTTCCAGCACTTACTCCTAGACCACCTAGGCCTCCTTGAATACTGTTTATAGCACCTTTGGTGTTATCAGTTGCTGTGATGTTGATATCATAGTTTGCCATTACAGTCTTCTCTTCCCCCTACTAGCATTTCTGGCTTCTTTTTGCCTCTTGTGCTGGTATTCATAATATTTAGCCCAGCCCTGTAGTTCCAAAATGGACACATTCTGCATTACCCATTCAACAGTTTGACCTAGTTGCTCTGCTAGTCTAAATATGAAAAGCAGATCTGTGTCCCTGGTTAGTTTCCCAGTTCAGCCTCTGCCTTTGTGTAACCAGCATTCATTTCAGTTACAACCCTTGTAATGATTTCTGGATCTACTTCATTTTTTAGGATTGACCTTTGTCCCTGCTGAAACATCTGCTTGCCATCTTCTGTTTTTGCTCTTGTGATTAGTGTTTCAATAAGAGCATCAACTAGATTACCTTTGTTGTGATATTCTAGAATCTTAGCCTGATCTGCTAATGTCATAACAGGCTTATAATAAATCTTTGCTTCCCATTCAGGCACATCAATGGACTTCATACCACCTGTAATCTGTGCTTTGTAATGTTCAGTTGCCTTTGATAAAACTTTGTTCATCTCTTTTTCCTTGTTCTGTTTAGTGCTGGTTCAACAATACCTCTAGGTGCTTGTCTACTTGAACCTTCATCCAATACCCCTATATATGGAACAGCATTGCTGGCAATAGGTATTCTACTTCCTTTACCAAGCCTACCTTTCCTATAGGTTTGTTGCCAACCATTCCTGGCCCTGCCAGTTCTTATGGGGGTGGTTGACTTTAGTTGTGCTACATACTGTCTCACAAAAGTAGACAGGTCAGTGTCAATCTCTGTCTTCAACTGTTTTATAGTTTTGTCAGATTCTGCCACTGTCCTGCCTTTAGTTATTATGTTGCTGTGTCATCAACAGTGAGTTCACCTGTGCCTGTGAAAGACAAGGTTGCTCTCATCACATCTTCCATGTCCACTGCATACTCAATACCAGTTACAATGATACTGCCATTTAGAACAATACCTGTATCACCAGTATCTGGGTAGCATCTGATTGTTGACTCATCCCCAATAGCAAAAGTTTCATCTAATGCTTGAGCATTGCCATCATCACTCCATACAAGTTCAGCAGAACCTTCCCAGGACTTTAGTCCTGCTTTATATTCTCTGAAGTTGCCTGTGCTTCCCATTGTTGTGCATTCAACTGTGTCAGCAGAACTAGAGATAGTCCAACTAGTTGTGCCATGAACATAGTCAGTGCCTGTTTTTGCAATAGCACCATCTTTACCATTCCAACATGTTTGTGTTGCCATAGTGTATTCCCCTCTGGTTACATTTCATAACAATATTTCACTTGAAATATTGCTCTACAACTAGCATAAGGCTCTTCTTCACCTAACTCTACTAGTTCTATTCTTGAGAGAATGCAATCCTTTGCATTGCTATTCAGAGATCTATCTAAAGCAATATGCTTTTCAATATTCTCTACTACAAGATTCCTTTGTCTGTCTCTTTCCTTACCCATAACAACAATCACACAGCCAATCTGCATGACACTTTCTCTTGTTCTTTTACTGTTAGAACCTGTTGTTGTAAGATCAATAATATCTTCTTCAACAGTTTCAACATAAACTGCTGGAAAGCCTGTTTTGGGTAGTTCTGAAACAATGATAGGATCTCTCTGGACTACACCCAGTTTGACTGTTTTCATTTCTTTGAGTTGTTTTACAAACTCTGATACAATCTTTTCTCTGGTCATCTATAAAGCCTATCCCCTACCAATCTATCTATTTCTGTTTCAGCATCCACTGATCCATCACCATCTCTGTCATAGTCAATGCCTATGCCAAACTGCATGTCTATTTCTTCTTCAAATCTTTCTTTATAAAAAGTGATTTGTGTCTGAAAGGGATCACCTTCAGGTCTGAATGTAGATAGTTTTGGTAAAATATAAGAATATAGAGCCTTATAAACTGTTGTTCTTGTCCATTGACTGTCTGTTAGTTTTGAACTATCAAACTGAGAGGGTGTCTCATATTTGTTCCACCATCTAATCCTAATAGTGTTGACAACATCTGTTTCAGCAAGAGCAAGTTCATCACTCCAATCATCAACACCTGACTCAAACACTTCAGGAGTATATGTATGTAGATTATTATTTGTAGCAAAAGCCATGATTTATCTCCTGTAAAGTAGGAGAGGACTATTTGTCCTCTCCCTAAGTGCCATTAGGCAACATTGATTAGTTTTACTGCTCTGCCAGCATCAATAAGTGCTGGTTTAGCATGAAGACTTGATACTACATCAAATCCTACTGCAGCTGCACGCCTAGCAATCTCAATATCAACATTTTTTTGCATAGCAATCCTCATTGCGTCTTCACCAAACATGTAACCTGCTGTGTTAGCAGTTGTGATGTTAGAAGACATGAACATTTGAACACCAGCAAGGTTACCTACATAACCAGAGCGTAGTGCTTCTGTCTGTAGATCACCACCAGCATATGCTTGTGTGCCAATGGCTTGCATTAGGCCTACACCTGCTGTTGGGCTTAGGACAGCATATAACTGACCCATTTCACCATTTGCTCTAATCTGGCCAACTGCATCAAAGATGCTGTCAACTGTAGGCTCTGGGAACTGGTCTGTTGTTGATGCTGTAGCACTGTCTAGTGCTGTGTATACTGCTTTGTCAAATGTTGTAGCAACTGACTTACCAAGTAAGCGTCCAATCTCATTTGGATCTACATTACCTAGGTCTCTGACTACTGCTCTAGAAGCAATCAGGTCACAAGTGATTGTGTTCTTTGTATCTGTGATGGTTAGTGCATCAAGATCAACACCAGGATCAGCCTCTGTGCTGATTGTTGATGCTGTTACGCTTGCAAGTTCTGGAACCTGTAGAACACCATTTGGTGCATTTACTACTGGAATCAGATTGCCACCCAAGAAGAGTGAGTTCTCTTCTGCTGCAAACACTGTGGCAGCCAATACAGGCACACTAAGTGCGTCTACATTGATGATTGAGGTATATTCTCCATTTGCCATGATATTATTCCTTCAAGTTATGTTAGCATATGTTTACCCTGTTTGACAAGTTCTTTGTATTTTGCCCTGTCTTCAGGTTTCTTCATATCTAGTTGTGATAGATCAAACTCTTTGTTTGACCTGGTGTCAGTGTTACTTGTAGACCCTGCACCACTGGGTCCAGCAACTCTAAAATAAGAGTTAGCATTTAGGAACTCTTCTACAAGATCATTGACAGTAAGTGGATCACCAGTATCAGTAAATCTAGCATTGCCAGATCCATCAACTACTGTTACACTACCATCATCACTCAGTCTTACATTTGACCTAAGCAGTTGTGAAACATGTTCAGGGTTCACTGCCTTAGCACTACTGGAAGCACTAATCAGAGCACCATCAACTTTGATCTTTTCCAGTTCTGATCTTAGTTGTTGAACCTCTTTTGCACTTGCTTGTTTGGTCTTTTGTAGGACTTTGTCAAACTCCTGTCTTTTTATAAGTTGCTCTTCCTCCATTTGATTTTTCAGAGCCTTGAGTTCCTGATACTCATTCAAATCAATGTCAGCATACTTTTTAGTTGCTTGAGAAAGTCTCTTTTGCAATATGTTGTCCAGATCTTCCTGGCTGAACATTTTGCCTTCCATAACCTGGGAATCTTTACCACTTTCAACAGCCCCAGTGTCTGTATCAGTGTCATTTACCATGGTGTTTTCTGATTCCATGTCATCAATCTCCTATAAGTTGGGGGTTACCTATCTAACCTTATTTATTCAGCAGATCTTGCCCTATTGATGTCCTCTTGGCCTATCTCAGGATGCAAGTCCAGCATTTCAGGATCACTCAAACCTTGAGCAATCATTTCTAAAATATGTTCTCTTCTATTTTGTGGATCAGTTACAGGATGTTCCATCTCTGTTGGCTGTTCCTCAGGAACACTTTCCATACTGTTGTGAATCTGTTGTAGTTTTGCTTCATCCTTGACAATAAGTTCTGCTACCATTTTATTCACTTCAGTTGTAAACATTGGGTCACTGACAGTTTTCAGTGCCTTACCATATAGTTCTAAATCAGCATGTTCATCTTCAATGTCAAATGTATTAGCATATTCAATGTCAAACTCATTTGACTTTGTGATGCCTTCCCAATCAAACCACATGTTCCAGATTTTTAGTTCTGTTTCCTGTAGGTGCTGACTGATGTCTGCTAGTTTAGTGTTAAGTAGTTGTCTTTCAGTTTTGAGTGCTGTGCCTGACATAGGTGAGCCTCTCATAATCTGAACAGCACTAGTATGTGTCATTCTGTGAATAGCATGAACAATCTTGTCAATAGCATCCAAAATACCATCAATGCTTGAGCCTGATGGTTGTAGTAGATATGGCTTTAGACCTGGGTCCATGTCATCCTGAACTTCAATAATGGCACCAGCACCTGCTGTTGCTCTGGTGCTAGGTGTCTTTACTAGGCTAGGGTGTCCACTTATTCTAATGTTCTGTTCTAGTTCTGACAGTAGATTGTAGATATACTTCTGTGCTAGTGCTACATCACCAACTAAACTAAATCCTACACCTTTTGTTGGGCTAGGTAAAGGAGCATAGTTGATAAAAGGCACATAGCCTAAAGGATTGCTATACAGTTCTTCATTTATGATTCCTGTATGTTCTCCTTGTTCATCCTTTGATACTGTGTATCTTTCAATCCTGTCAGGATACCAAATGCTAATAAGAGCATGGTTTGTATCTTCATGCT